ACCTCTAATTGGCATTTATTTCTCCTACGCAAATTGTGTTTGTGCTGCTAATACTGTAAACGCTGCATCACCAGTTTTAATTACACTGTAAGTATAAACATCAATTGAACTTGCATTTCCTTCTGTTGGAGCTTCTCCTCCAGCCCATTCTGGAGTAACACCTGAGCCATCAACTTGTACAGCACTGTTTCTATATTCAGAGCTTCCAATAGTTACCATGTGTACGATTGTAATTGTTTCACCTGTATCCATAATACTGTTTAATGAATTTGAACTGTCACCTCTAATATTTAAAGTCCAGTCTCCTGATGCATTAGTAGTGTAATATAAAAGAGCTTGAGTTGTAACATCAAAGTTAATAGTGCCTGTAGCTGCTGTTGCAGATATAGTTGTTTTTTCTGCTACATGTTCTATCGCTCCACCGCCATTCATTGTTACTCTTCCAGCAACTCCATTTGTAGATAATAATAAATCAGCATTTGCAGTTGTTGCTGCAAGATTTGGAGCAGAGCCAGCAATTGTCATAGTATTTGCTGTTACATTTAAATTTGTACCAGAAACATTTCCAGTTGAAATAACTGCAGATCCATTTAAATTTGTACCTGCTACATTTCCAGATGAAGTTACAGATGTCATTGCAACATCTCCTAAATCCGCCATCACATCATACATCGTAGAGCCATCTGTATATACAATTGTTTTAGCACCTTGTTTAAGTGTAATTGCATTTGCAGCATGACCTGTATTTGCAAATTTTAATGTTTGTGATCCTGAAGTATTATTAAATACAGTGTAGTTTTGTTCCACTGCATCTGTAAATACATGAATGTCTCCAGTTAAAGTACCAGTAAATTCTAAAGTTGCATTATGAACTTGATCATCTGTAGCATCATCATCTGTATTAGATGTTGAATTATTAGATGTTAATGTTACGTTTGCTGAACCACCTACAGGTACCGCTTGATAACCAGAAACAGAAGCATCTACTCTATTGAAAACATAATTAACTAAATTACCCCAGGTTCCTGAATTTTCTCCTGAAGCTTGTCTCTCTAATTTTAATCTCGATGTATAACTTGATGGCATAGTTTTTTATACTCCATATTTTAAATAATGTAAATAATATATATTTGTCATCATTTGTCTAGTGAATATTAGTCCAATTTTCTTGATTATTATCAATAATAGGATCCCAAAATTTTAATGTAGAAGATGTTATATTAGCTTGATTTCCAGTTATAGATAAAAAGTTTTGAGAATTAGGTACAATATTAGCTAAAGATATAGTTAATCCTTGTCCTGTAATTGATAATATTTGACCTGTAGAAAAATTAGTTGTACCAATATTTGTATTTGCAAGTATACCAGTAATATCAATTGTATTATTTGTTACTGCAGTAACATTAGAAAGATCAACAGTTAATCCTATTCCTGTTACATCTAAAAATGAAGCTAAACCTAAAACAATTCCATCATTATTTAATGATACATTAGCTTCTAGAGTAGGAGTATTTATTGTAATAGCTCCTCCAGCAACTACAGCAAATGTATTAACTGTTGCTGTTACTAAGTCTTCACCTGTTATTGAAACTCTTGCAATACCATCTGCATCAATTGTTCCTGTAGATGAAGTTAATTCTTGTCCAGTTATAGAATTTGTAGAATTTGCAATTGCAGTTACAGAATTTTGAGAAATTGTTAATTGACTTAATGCCGTTGTAGAAAATACATTACCATTACCAGTAAATACAAAACCTAAACTTGAATTCCAATCACCTTCATTCCAACTTTCTCTACCCCAACCAAAACCTATATTAATAGATGTTCCTAATTCACCAGGAGTAGTTAAAGAAACATAAACATCTGGAGCTTGATTCCATGCAGCAGAAGACCATGCTCCTCTACCCCAACCGTTTCTTAATTCTGCATCAACAGTAATACTTCCTAGTGAAGTATTTAATTGTTGACCTGTAATTGCTACAGATTCATCATTTAATTGATTCCATGCACCTTTATTCCAAGAGAAAGCACCCCAAGCATTACCAGAAATACTTACTTCACCACCCATTCCAGAATGATTTGTGCAATAATAATATAATGTAACAGGTGTTGATGCGCTTACAACAATTTCTGTGTAAGCACCTGCATATCCTGGTGTACCGTTTGTAGTTACACCTGTTGTATATTCACTACCACCTCCATGTCCTCCATCACTTGTTGTAGAAAATCTTAATGGGTGGTTTGAATTTGAACTGTCAGATTGATCAAAACGGTACGTCCCTGACACAGCTAAATATGCTGTTGCTTGCAATACTCCATCAAGATAATATCTATTACCTGACCCGGGATTGGCAACAGTAACCGTAAATGTTCTTGCCAGGGACATAAGGATTTATCTCCTTATGCTATTCTAATTAAGCCGTTCGATGCGTCAGCGTTAGGAAACTGTAACTCAAATGTACCATTAGTTGATGTTTTTACACCACCAAAATCTAATACTGCAATAGATGAATTACTATTGTTAGCATTATAAATTAGTGCAGCTTGTGCAGATATTGTTGCATTAGCAAATGAAACATTATCAGCATCAAAAATAGCTGTTGTTCCATCAGTTGAAATTGCAACATTAGTTAATGTAGCACCGCCAGTTGTGTAATTTGTACCACTAGCAGATATTTCATTTGCTGTAATATAAGCAGTAGTATTTTGGTTAAGAGTTGCAGTGTTGTCGTAAAGTGCACACTTTAATGTCTGAGCTTCTAAGTTTCCGCCAGGCGACATTAAGTCTTGTTTAAACGACACTGTTATCGCTTGTGATATTGCCATGTTTATTGTCCTCCAGTTAATGTGTTTTCGCCTAGTGGACTACCTGGAAACTTATAGTCAGTTCTTCTGTTTCTACGAGCTTCATTATTAATAGCAGCCACACTTTCGACATACTTTTGTTTGTATATATTATAATCTTCCATGTTCTTTGTAAAGAGATTTGCTTCAGATAAACAACCATACAATAAAGCATCTGGACAATTATCAGTATACCAATTTGTAGTATTTGTATTAGATAATGGATTAATTCTACCTTGATAACCTAATTCAATAGTATATTCAGCATCTGGTGTTGGCGCAACATAAAGTGTATTATCATCAAAGTTAGAAAAATATCTAGGTGTAGATGTTATAGAAGTATTAGGCCAATATTCTTGTACATATTCTAAAGGTTTTATTTCTAAAAATTGTCTTTCATTGTTAACAATTATATTAACATAATTTAATAACATAGGTTCAATTGCAGATGGTAAAGTAATAAATCTATCTCCTATACTTGTACTTGATTGTACATTTTGATTGAATCCGGTAGGGTCTATTTCTCTTGATAATTTACTTTGTGTATTATCAATAAAAGTATCTAATTGATTAGTAAAATCAGTTCCAGTATTTTCAGCCCAAGTTTGAATATCAGTCTTTAGACTGCTGTATGTCATCGGCATTTTTATTTTCTCCTTCTACATTAAACTTAGTCCATACATTACCTTTAAACGCATATGTTCCATAATGAGTTAATGGACTAATAACATCAGCGTAGATTTTACCACCTATTTTTTGCCATAATCTACAAAAAGCATAATCTTCTGATAAATATCTATTACTTTTTTCATCAATAATACAGTCAAAAAATGCAAAACAGTTATTACTTGAAAATCTTTCGTTATTTATTATCTGATCGCTTGTATATTTTAAATTTGAATAAGCTTTTTTCATTTTATAAAAAACTTCTTTTTTAATACACATAAAACCTGTTGCTGCATCTAATACTTCAGTAAATCCATTTTTAACTTTAATATTTAACGGTTCTGCAAAATTTAAATTATAACCTAAAGCTTTTTGTTCTAATCCTTCTTCTCCTGTTTCTTTTAAAAACTTAGGTACTGATTTCCAATCAATAGATTTTCTAGGGTAAATTCCAGCACAAACATCATGACCTGATTCGATTAATCTAATTACATTTTCTGCACCAAATCCTATATCACTATCAATAAACAATAAATGAGTAAATCTATCAGGTTCTTTTTCATCAAAATCTAAAAATTGACTGACTAATGTGTTTCTAGCTCTTGTAATTAAACTTTCATTACCCATAGTATTTAAATGAACTTGAATACCTTTATGTTGTGCTTTAACTGTTGTTTGTAAAATACCATGTAAATAAGCTTCTGTAAGTTGACCGCCATAACAAGGTGTTGCGATCATAACACCATATTTTTTTTCTATATTCATGATGTTACTACTGTAACACTTCCTAAATCAGTTGATAACAAATTTGTGCTTGCTTGTGCTATTCCAATAGCTGGTATTGATCCAGTAGGTGGAAATATAGTGTCTATTTGATCTGGTACTCCACCAGTGGCTGATAAATTTGCTTGTGGTCTAGCATCTTGTAAAGACTGTGCATCAGTAAAATAAGTTAAATCTAATTGTGGTTGTTTAGGTTCAAATTCTGAATTATGAACAAAAGAACCATTCCATTCAAAAACCATTTCTTGATAAGGAAATTCTAAACCTGATCTATCAGATATAGCTCTCGCATATTGACCACCAGAAAATTTATTATGTGGTGCTCTATGAGGTCTTGTACTTCTATCACCTAATTTATTTGCCATTATGTATAAAATCTATTAGTTGTTGCAGGTAAAATTCTTGTAGAAGGTGTATCATCACCAGCAACTAATCTAGTATAAGCTTGTTCGTAATCTGTTTTTAATTCCATTCTCTGAGCTTGATCAATATTTACTCTTTTTTTAGAAAGATAGTAAGCAAGACCTGCACACATACATTCAAAAGCTCTAAATGGTATATCAAAATTTTGCTCAACTCCATTTACTGTAGAAGCAGTTACATCTTGTATTTTTCTCATTCGATAATATCTTAACGTATATGCTTTATCTGGAGCTGGATATATTTTTACTATAGGTGTATTTAATCTTTGTAAATAAAATTGAGTAGGTCTAGATTGTTGTGTTTTATTTGATATTGCAGCATAGTCATTCAAACCTAATCTAGTCATACTGTATTCAGTATCACCATCTAAAACATTAGCATTTATAATATCTACAGTATCATAATCTAAAGTATATTCAACAGTTCCTTGTGAAATTGATAAATCTTTTAATTCTACAGTCCATTGATTGTAACCTCTATTAGCCCAATCACTAAACATTATATTTAGACTTCTACGTGCTGAACGCACGTCATAACCTAAAATAGGATCACCTCCTATTCTATCAAAAGCTTCTTGTATACAGTCATTAACTGTAAGATTAAATGTAGCTGTGTTTGATGTAGCCATTATCCAAAAAATACTGTTACGCCACTAGCACCATTTGCAGAAATATTAACTTTTAAGTTAGTGTTAAATTTAACACCTTCATCTGGTAAACTTATGTTAATAGGTCCACTATCTGCACTAGCACCTGTTGTTACTACAAATTTAGTTGTAGCATCATCTACAAAAGTCACAGTTCCTGCAGTTGCTGATGGTGTAATAATAAAACCTTTAAGTCTTGTAGGCCCACTAAAAGCTGCAACATTAGAACCCGAAGTAGTTACGCTATTCGCTGAGATATCCGATCCTGCCATTGTTCCTCCTATATTAAATTTTGTTTTTTAAGACTTTCAAATAATAACTTAATTCTGTCGTCTTGGCTAGTTGGTTGTTGTAAATAAGGAGCTATATAATTTTTAGCAACTTGAGTTTGAAAATCTATTGGTTTATTAAGACTAAATTTAGATCCTTTAAAAGGATCGCTTGTTTTAGAGCTTAAATTAGTTTGATCTCCAAAAGTAGATATAACTTTTTCTATATCTGCTAATTTTTCATCTAATCCTTTTTCTTTTTTTTCTTCTTCTTTTTTAGCTTCTGCATCTTTTAAAATTTGTTCTATATCTGATGATTCTTCATCAATATCTTTTTCTTTAGATTTAATTTTTTCTTGTTCTTTTTCTATCGCTGCTTTTATAGATTCAGCTGTACTTCTTTCTTCTTCATCTTCTACGTCAGTATTAGCAAAGTCTTTTAAAGCATTCCCTTTTTCTTTTAAAAATTCAAACATATTTTCTCCTTATAAGGAGGACCCTAATGGGTCCCCCGAAAAGTATTATGCTGGAACGTCTCCTGCATCTGCGATTGAATTGTTCTGTAAGTAAGTTACAGTAACAGTTGCTGCACCTGCTGATCCGTCTCCATCAGTACCTGTAAAATCAGCTAAAACTTGAATATCAGTTGTACCAATATTTGTAGCTTCAGTGTCTAAAGTACCTCTAGTTGTACCAGTAGCTTTCACATTAGCAGAAGCAATAAATGCATCGCCATCATCTGTTGTACCAACTGAAACAGTTGCAGCATTCGTATCATCGTTTGCTGTTGTTACATTTAATGTTACATCAATGATTTGTGAGTTAGCTGGAATAGTACCACATACTTGATTTAAGTGAGAAGCTCCTGTAATGTCAATCTTTGCAGATTGACCCATTACAACAAAACCAGTATTAGAAACATTTGCTCCTAATGTAGTTCCAGAAGTTTCTCTAATCGTTCCCGCTTTAATCGGTCCCGAAAAAGTAGTTGTTCCCATAGTCTACCTCCTTAGTAGTCAGCCTAAGCTGTCGTAGGGTAACTAGGCGTATTGCTACGCCTAGTTAAAGTTTATTATTAATCTGCGCCTTGAGATCCGTAAACGGCTCTCCAGTCAGTGAAACCGAAAGAGTATCTTTCTCTTACTTTGTATCTTAGGTTACCAGTTTCAAAATCGCCTTCAACAGCTTTTTTGATTGGTGCTCTAACAAAGTGTTTCATTCCATCAGGACAATCAGTCATAATGAAGTATTGGTCCGTGTCAGTTAGTCTTTGGTTTACGACTACTCCGCCCGGGATCATACCCATATTTCTCATTGCATTGATGTCATTATCTGCAGTACCAGGTCTTAAATTAGACTTTAATACTCTTTCAGCAATGAACACCAAGTTTGGTGGAACTATAAGTTTCTGACCAGTTAAAGCGATAGGTATACCTCTGTCATCTTCTGCTTCAGAGATTTGAATTAATAATGTCTCTAAAGACGTTTCACTCAAATCTGCTGGTGTAGCAAGAATGTTAGAAGCAGTACCACCACCTCCTAGAGGGTGAGAAGCGTTCAATAAAGTTACTCCGTCACCACCTAACTGTGCAGTGTTAGTTGCGTTGTTTAAGATGTTTGCACCTTTAATTTCTTTAGTGTGTTGCATTGATCTTGCTAAAGCTCTAGCATATTTTGCACCTAAAGATCCGTATAAACCATCTTCTTCAGCTTCCTCAGTAATTGAGAATGCTAAAGCAATAGTTTCATGTACGTATCTTGATACAAATCCTTCTCTGCCAGATTCATAAGATATTGCAGCACCTTCAGCTTTTGTTGGTGCAGCTCCGAAGCCGATCATTTGTACATCTTCTTCGAAAGCTTTTTGTGATTGCTCTGTAGAGTAGATTTCTCTCCATTGTTCTGGATATCTGTCATACTCCATACCAAACACGGTATTTAAACCTAGATTGAGCTGTTTGGTAAATAGTGCTCTATTTAATGCCATTGTTCAATCTCCTTAGACACCAGCCTGACGAGTACCGTATAAGTGTAAGTTAATTACAACTTCTACGTCAGCATCAGCTCCGACATCATTGTTTGGTTTGTCTACTAATCTTAATATTCTCAAGACTTTAGCAGTAGTAGCTAGTGTACTAATATCTAATTCGTCTGTTGAATAACCGAAAGTAGTGTTTGCAGTACCAATTGTAACATTAGCCAATTCACCTACGTTTGCGTTTGCGAATGTGCCGTTACATTGAACTTGGTATGTTATGTTTGGATCGTCATACACTAAAGCCTTTACTGCAGTATTAGCTTTTACAGCTGTACTTGCATTCCAGATTTTAGAGAACTTGACATCACCAGTAGAGTTTTCAATGTATTCCACTCCGTAAAATACACCTAATGCTGTTCCGCCAGCAGTACCTCTAATCACTGTACCATCTGTAGTCATAGTTACTAAGTCTCCAGATGCGATTGCAGTACCGTAGCTATTAGCAATAGGGTATTCTTGTGGTCTGATAACTCCACCTGTTAAGTGCCTCAAAGGTACGAAACCAATGGGTGTGTTAGCATTTGCCATTTTTTAGTCTCCTATTTATAGTTACTCTTTAAAGCCTCCTCTAGTAACTGAGGTCTTGAAGGACTTCTGAATAGGATTTCCAGGTTGTTCTACTTTGTGGATATCTTGTTCGACTGATCTCATTAAGTTTTCAGTCATTCTTGCGTAATACATATTACGTTCATTTACCATTTCTTCTGGCATTTCACAGAGTAGCATTCCTTCGATACCTATATGACCAGCAAACTTACCATGTTCTATCGTTGGAAAATGTTCAGCATTCTTAACCGTTTTAGGGTCACGAGGTTGCCAACCTTCTCTCAATCGTTTGGCTACGTTTGTCGGTGTTTCCTGACCTAGTACCATAGTTGCAATCCATCTCTGTTTGTAACCAGGTCTTGGTTCAGGAGCCTCCAATAAATTACTAGGGCGCCATTGTGAAACTTTTGCTTTATCAGCTCTAGTTTCGTTATTTATTTTATTACTCATAGTCGTGCTCCTTTACCTTCACGTATTGCTGCTAAAGGTTTTTACTTCTTTAGCAAACCGCTTTAGTGCCGCTTCATCATTAATATCAATACCAAAAGTTTGCGCAGTTCTGATATCATCTTGAGTTAGCTTAACTCTATTGCTGTCTGTTCCTTTTTTACGAGAAACTCCAGCTACAGGAGATTGCACTCTGTTGTTTTTTTGTACTACATTTTTATCTGTTTGAACAGTGTCTTCTTCATTTTTAGAAAAATAAGCCATTCCGGATGCTTTAAGTCTTTTATCCATTTCAATATAATAATCTGGATCATTAACATCCCAACCTTCTTCAGTAAGTTCTGCATCTATGCCATAAGCCATTGCAGTTTCTTTTCTAAAGCCAGGTTTATTAAACCACTCTCTGTTTTCTTTAACCCAATCTGCTGCTAAAGGTGGAGTTTCAGCTTGTTTTTTTTCTACTTTAGGTACTGAAGCAGATAATTCTTCAGTTTTAGACATTTGTCCTCTTATATCAGCCATTTTTTCATAAAGCTCTACTTGTTTATCAGTATTACCTTCTTCAATAGCTGTTTTTAGCTCAGCAGAAACTGACGAATAGTTGTTTTTTAAACTTTTACCAGCTAAATCAAAAGTTTTTTTCTCTAATTCAGCTAATCTTTGTTCTAAATTTACAGCTTTTTGTTCTGCTTCTGCTCTTTTTGCCACTTCTTTTGCAATTCTTTTACGAACTTTTTCAGAATATGGCATATCATCTGAATATTT